TGCGGGCTGTCCGGGCGGTCGTTGTCCTCTGCAATGCTGGGGGCAAGGGCGCGTGTCACAGCGGATACCCGATGATGCTGAGCGTGCCGGCCGGTTGCGATTCCGGGATGTCGCCTGCCGCGAGGGTTTCCTGCGCCAGCGTGATCGCCGTCGTCGTCGCGCGGCGCACGAGATAGGTGCCTGTAACCGAGGGCATGTCCGCGGCGGTGCGCAGTTGCTCGCCGATGCCGTAGATGTCGTTCGCGTAATCGGCGACGAAGGCCGGCAGGATGGAGTAGCCCTCTCGGGCGTAGGGGCCAAACCACGGCGACACCGGCAGCATCATCATCTCGACGTTGACGATCGCGAGGCCAGATGTCTCGAAGCGCCGCGAATAGGGTTTCAGGATCCGCCACAAGCGCAGCGTGCCGCTGCGCGGTTCCCGCCAGGCAAAGCGCCCGCCGCGCGCAGCGGCGTGGAACGAGTCGAACGCCTCGATCTCGGCGCCTTGCAGCACGAACTCTGCGCGCGTCAGCATCGGCACGCCGGTCGTCAGCGGGCGGGACACCGGCTCGCCGGCCTGTGGCGCGAACGTCGTGCGCGTTTCCGCAGGCGACAGGGAAAACGGCAACCGCGGATTCTGGGGGATGTTGGCGGGCCAGTGGATCATCGCACCACCGGCTGCGGTGTCAGGCCAAAGCGGCCACCGAGCCCCTGATCCATGTCGCCGACCCCGGCCGAGCGGTTGACCTCGGCGATGAACACCTCGCGCCCATCGGGGCCGCGTTCCCGTCGTTGCTCCACCTCGACGCCTGGCGCGTTGTTGTTGACCACGAATTGCACGTTCATGCTGCGCCCAGAGGCTGCGCCGCGCGTCAGGTCGGTCACCACCTCCTGCGGGTGCATCATCGCGAGGAAGCCGCCCTTGCCGTCCAGCCCGCCGGTGCGCGCGTCCCAGCCGGTGAAGCCGCCGCCGTCGAAGGACTTGACCGGCGCGCCGCCGCCGCCGATCCCGCCGAAGACCGACCCGAGGAGGTTGCTCAGAAACCCGCCGCCGCCGCCGCCAGACATCGGCGACAGCACGTCCATGATCGCCTCGCGCACGCCGGAGCTGATGATGTCGACCGCCAGCTGCTGGAATATGCGCGCCATCTGGTCGCCGAAGTCCTCGCCCATCACGATGGCGCGCGCCAGTGCCTCGGACGTGCTGTCCACCGCGTTGATCAGGTGCGGATATTCAGCTTGCAGCATTTGCTCGTTGAGCTGAGCCATCGCCCGCTGGTAGGTGTCGGTGTCCAGGGCCCCGGCCCGGTGCAGGCGGTTCAGCTGCGCCTGCTCTTCGTTCAGGCGCTCCAGCTCCGTCCGGGTGCGGCGGTAGATATCGGCCGCCGCGCGCTCCGCATCGCTTAGCCCGCCACCGCCGCCGCCGCCGCCCGTTTCGCCGCCGCCATATGACGCGGCCAGCCGGTCGCGCAATTCCTGCTGGCGTTCGTAGCTGGCGTTGAGGGCATCGATCTGCTGCTGCAGCGCCACAACCTCGTCGAAATTGATCCGGCCGCCGGACCCAGCGGCGGCGAGCATTTGCTCCAGTTGTCGCTGGCGTTCGGCGACGGCCGCCGGTACGCCACCCTCGATCTGCAACTCCAGGACGCGGTTCTGATCCTCCATCGCGGCGATCTGCTGCGACACCCCGGCGGCGACGCGCGCCGCGGCGCCCGGCGCCGCCATGAGGTTGGCCAGCATCTGCGAAGAGAAGACCGAGCCGCTTTGCAGCGCGGAGGCGAGGCGGTCGGCGGCGTCGGACGTGGCTGAGGTCGACGAGGTCAGGCGCTCGGACAGGTCGTTGGCGGTGACGAGTTCGCCGTTCAGAATCACGAAACCGCCTTCGGCATTCTCGATCGCCAACTCGTAAAGCTCGATCATCCGGGTCAATTCCTGGACGCCCTCGCCGTCCTCCAGCACCCTGTCGGTCGCCTCGCGGCGGGCCACGTTCAGCATTTCCTCGCGGCGGCGCAGAAGCTCTGCCAGTTGCTGCTCCGCGCGCTCAACGATCTGAAGGTTTTGCCCGAAAGGATCGAACTGCCCGGTCGAGTCAACCAGTGGCCCGGTCGGCATGGCGCCACGAAAGGTTTCCACGACGCCCTGCGCCCTTTCAATCCGCTCGCTCAGGCGCTGGAATTCTTCGGAATTGATCACCTGTTGCCGCAGCTCGGCGCGCATGCCGCGCACGTTTTCCCATCGCGCTTCGGCCTCGGCCAGCGTGACACGCGCCGCCTCCAGCGTCATCTGGTTCTGGCCGGGGCGCAGCGCCAGGAGCTGGTTGATCTGGCCGATCTCGTCGCCGATCGCCAGCGTGTTGTTGTCGATCGCTCTCTCCAGCACCGACCGGCGATCCGCGATCTCGGTCAGCCCGTCGGCCACCATCGTCAGGATCGGCGCCAGCCGGGCGGCCATGCGGTTGCCCATGCCCTCCATGACCAGCCCGATCCGCGAGATGGCGTCGTTCGCCTCCTCGATCCGCTCGGCCTCCACGTCAGAGACGAGGACGCCGAAGCGTTCCAGTTCGGCGTTAGCCTGGTCGAGGCTGGCATTCGACAAGCGCGAGAACGCCGTCCAGCTGTCGTCGCCGAAAAGCTGGCTCATCAGAGAGGCGCGTTCTGCCTCCGTGGCATAGGTGGCCAGCGCGTTGTTGATCACCCGCAGCCGGTCGTCGAGCGGCAGCGCCATCAGATCGGTGACGTCGAGGTGGAGCCGCTCGATCGCGTCCGCCGCCGGCCCGCCGCCATCCGTCGCGAACATCGACAGGCGCCGCGTCAGGCTCCGCGCACCCGACGTGGCCTCCGACATCGACGCCCCGGCAAGCTGCGCCGCGCGTTGGAGGATCTGGACCGATTCCACTGACGTGTCGAAAGACTCGGCCAGTTTCGATTGCGCGTCGAGTTGTTCCAGCGACCGCCGCGTCAGCAGCGCCATGCCCGCCGCGCCCGCGGCGGCAGCGCCAGCCACGGTCACCGCCATCGCACGCCCGAAGGCCCGAAGCCGCGGCGCGCTGCGCTGCAGGCCCTGCCGGAACTCGCGGTCCTCGAGGCCGAGGACGACCCTGAGCTTGCCGATATTCTTGTTGAGCATGCCTGCCGACTAGCCTTTTTTTCCGAGGGCGCCCGCGTAGTAGGCGGCCATTCCCTTGAAGATGTTGAACATTTCGTCTCGGGTCTGCGGCTTCCGGGCCTCGCCGGAAACGAACGTCTTGAAATCCGGCAGCCTGCGGGACTTGGACAGCGCGGCGGTGTACCAGGCCTGCGCCCGCATCGACTGCGCCTCGCGCGACAGCCGCGCCCGGACACCGGCCATCTGGGCGCGGTAGCTGCGCAGGGTCTGCGACCAGAACTCGGCCGGGGGCAGCCCGGCCGAGACCCAGTCCTCCAGAAGGCCGCTCAGGCCGCCGCCCCGCCGGGCGGCAGCGGAGGGTTTTCGCCGTCCTCCGCCTCCCCTTCGTCTTCCCCGGTCCGCCGCATATAGCCGGCCGCTTCGAGAATCTCGAAAACGAGGCCGTCGAGGCGATCGAGGCCGATCTCGTCGATCAGCGCGCCGGCATCGCGCGGCGTGGCGTCGGGGCGCTGGTGCAGCATCGCGCCCCAGACCAGCGCCCGGGTCGCCGTCCCGTCGAGCCCGGCCTTGCCGGCGCAGGACGCGATGCGGCTCAGAAGATCGTGGAACGGCTGGGCCAGCAGCGCCTCGATGTCGGCGATGGCATTCATCGTCAGGCGCAGGCGCAACACGCCGTCACCGAGCGTCAGCAGCACTTCACCCTTCGGGTTGTCTTGCGCGGCCATGGATCAGGTCGCCGCCGCGCCGGTCGGGATGGTCATGACGCGCATCGTCACCTCGCGCGACAGGGTCTCGCCCAGCTGCACCTGGGGGCCGATGCTCTTGATCCAGGCCTCGAAGGTCCAACTGAAGCCGACCCCGTCCGAGGTCGGGAAGGTGATGCGGTGCTGGCGGACCGCGCGACTGCCGCGCAGCGCCTCGATCATCACGTCCTCGTCCGATCCCGGGTCCCAATGGAACATGAAGCTGGCATCGCCGGGGTCGATCTGCGCCGGCAGGAACTTCTTGAGGTGCCCGGGCGCGTTGAAGTGCGACGCGTCGGCCTCCTGCGAGGTCGGGTTCGGCGGGGTGGCGCCGGTCAGGATCCCGGCAGCCTGGAACGTGCCGGGATCCAGCCCGTCGTGAATTTCCCACGTCAGATCGAGCGCGACGGTTTCCTTGCCTGCGGCCATGGTAGTCTCCTTGCTTTGTGCCGGTCTTCCGGCGGTCGGGTCAGATGGTGACGGTGGGGTCGGCCAGCGGGCCGGCGACCGTCACCTCGAATGTCACGCGGCGGATGCCGAAGCGGGCCTCGCCGGAATCGGTGTGCGTCTCGGAGCCGCGCGGCTCCGTGTTGATCGCCACACCGCCGAGGCGGCGGTCGGACATGATCGCGAGGTGCGCGGCGAGGTGCATGTCGTCGACATGATCGAGCGCGGCGTCGGCATTGCCGAAGCTCTGAAGCGTCACGTCCACGAGGATCGCGGCGCGGGTCGTCGAATGGCCCGACAGATCCACCTTCTCGCTGCGGCAGAAAACGTAGATCGCGGGCAGGGTGCTTTCGGGTGCGTAGCCTGCCGCGGGGGGGTGCGTCAGGACGGTCACCGGTGTCATGATACCCGCGACCGGAATCGATATCGCGGCATCGGTCAGCGACGCGGTGACGCGGCGGCGCACCGCCTTCAGGTAGTGCATCGCTTCAGGCATGGACGTCGATCTTTTCGAGGCCAAGCTCGACCAGCGCGTCGCTGGCCGGGCTGCCCGAGGGCATCCAGCCCGTGACCTTGTATCGCCGGGCGTCCGGTAGCTCGAGGGTGCCGCCCGGCACGATGTCCTCGACCTCGTCGCGGCGCGCCGTCAGGGTCGGCAGCACGGTCTGGTACTCCATCCCGTCGGCGCCCTGCACCATGCGCGGACCCTCGCGGAACGCGGCCTCGATCTCGCGCGGCAGACCGCCCTCCGGCGTGACCGTGACCGGCGCGCCCAGGACGCCGGTCACGATGGTGCCAATGCCGTTGAAAAGGCTGGTCACCGCGCCGCGCCGTCAAGGCGGACCACGCCGGTCGTGGACGGATTGGCCGCGGCCTGCACTGCGGCGCCGACCAGCTTGTTGCCCGTGGCGGCCGTCGTCAGGTGCTTGTTGGTGTCGTCCCAGTAGACCTTGGCGCCGACCGTCCAGGCTTGCGCTTCCAGCTTCGGCAGCGTGTAGACGCCGCTGAAATGGATCTCGACTGGCGCACCGGAAAGGGCGTCGTGCCCCGCGATACCAAAGAGGCTGCCGACGAGGACGCCGGCGCCGGATGCGACATCGGCGGGGGCGGCAACGGAAATCGAGCTTCCGGGTTGGTGATAGTTCTTCATGTCTTGGATCCTTCGTGTTGCGGCGCCGCGGGCCGCGGCCCGGTTGCGCCTTTCGAAACGACCGGGGGCGGCCCATCGGCCGCCCCCTGGTCAGGTCAGGTTGTCGTCAGGCGATCACGCGCCCGGGTTCTTGTACCCGCCGCGATAATCGACGGCGCCGAGGCCGAAATCGTGCTCCACCGTCATCGAGAAGCCCTGCCGCCCGAACGGTTCCTCGCGGCGCAGGCGCGGCGCCTCCGCCCCGTCGAGGTAACCGTAGACCCAGCAGGCCGCGCCGGCCCGCTCGGACCCGACCAGCAGGTGCCAGGCATTGCCGGTGATCTCGGCCGTGGTCACGACCTGCAGCCGGCCCGAGAAGATGTTGACGTCCGACATCTTCGCCGCCTGGATCTCGGACACCAGCTGCTCCGCCTCGGTCTCCTTGTCCGGCCCCACCAGCAGGATCGAGGGCGCCCAGTTGAGTTTCTGCCCGTCGAGGCTTTTCTGCTTGCGGATCGCCGCCCGCCCCGCGGACACGGCCGCCACGGTGATCGCGGTGCCGCTGCCGGCAAGGTTGTTGTGCGAGGAGTGGAAGACCGGGTTGCCATCCGACAGCGCCGCGCTGAACGCGA